AGTGAGACAAAAGAATGAAACATTATACCTTGGGCCAGTACAAGAAATTACGCCTAAAAAAGTAATTGAAACCGCCATGAAATATGGTGGTACTGTATATGAGAATGTTGACTACGAGCGATGCCAGCAATATAACCAGTCTTCTTCATTTAATTTCCTTTGTATAATGATATGCCAAATATGCTACACCAATTGATGTTCCAGCATCACTTGAATTTGGCTCAACGTATAAATTAATTCCCAATTCGTTTAATTTTTCTTTGTAATAATAGTTGGCAACACAGTTTAATGCATAGCCACCAGTCAAACAAACATTTTTATTACCAGATATTTCAGATGCTTTAATTAATAATTTCAAAACTTCTTCTTGTGTTTCTTGTTGGATTTTGTATGCAATATCTTCTTTAGGAACATCTTTAAACTGTTCAAACTTATGGATATTAATTTTAGCTGCATCTCTGAAACATGGTGTAATAATTGCTGGATTTACACTAGACCATTTGCTATTATGTATAAAAAAATCTGGGATGTCTTTATTTGGTTTACCATATGGAGCAAGTCCCATAGTTTTACCACAATCTCTTAGCGAAAAACCAAGATAGTCTGTTACTGCATCGTATGCTTTACCAATTCCTGCAGTAAAGTCAATAACAGTTTCGCAGCCGTTACGAAAACTTATTGTTGGTATTACTTGCACCGCCTGTGAACCATATTTTTTGTATAATGTATTATATTCATCATTTGAAAAATTATATATAGATTCAATTTCATATCCTTTGACAAATTTATTATTCTCATCTTTGAACGATAAATTTATTTCGCTACCAGCACTATCAACTACTACTACTGCGGCCGATTCAAATCCTGAGTTATAGTACGCACATGTTGCATGCGCAAGATGGTGTTGATCTGTATAATCTAAATATTGCGAACGTTTTACATTTTCATCATATGCACTAACTAAACCCAATTTTCTAGCCATACCATGATATATATGTTCTCTCGTATATTCTAACATAGGTCTATCATCACATGGATAGGAGATTGCAACATAATCAACTTTATCTGTATATTCTAAAACCTTCAACAAACCAAGCATTGGAGAACCATCTGCTTTAAGTCTAGTTAGTCGTTCTTCTTCAACAGAAAAAACTATTTGACCGTCTTTTAATAAACAAGTCGATGCATTATGCCCCAATGAAAGACCAACAATATAACCCGTCTTCATTATTACCTACAGCAAGAAGAAGCCTGTTGTGTTGGTGCCACAGGCATTTCAAATTGTTTGAAATTATTTTTTCCCAATTTACTCTCAACGCTTTTAATGAGAGATGATATAGTTTCATCACTTAGTTGCATTAAATTTTCATTATTCCTATCAGCCACTAAATCAAACGCGATTCGAATTGGAGAATAAACTCTATCCTCTTTTCCGTTATCGATAATATTAAACTTCTTATTTTCTGGGTATGTGATATTTTCTGGGTATGTAGCACCAATAACAACTGTACTTGGTTTACCGACTGCATTAGCCATGTGCTGACCAACTGAATCACAACCTAAGAAATAATCTGCTTCAGAGATTAATGCGGCCCACTGTAATAAGTTTAAACCTTCTGGTGTCATAACATTAAGAGGCTCATTTGATGGTATCTTAATATCTGACATTAAGATAATCCCATAGTTTTTATTCAGCTCTTTGATGATTCTTTTAATATCATCAACTTCAAATGATCTTCCACTGGTATCAACGATATAAGATCCGTCTACTCTAGCACCAGAACCAAAAGGTTGGAATACGATAACTTTATCTCGTTGTAAATGACCTTTACACTCGTTCAGAAGATTCTTGGCAACGACGGTGTCGGCTTTGCCCATGTCGACATTTAATTTCTTTGTTTCGGGGATTTCGAGTGTGTTACCGTCTTGGTTGATGAGGATATCAAACGCTTGGATTAAATTTGCCTTTTGATTAAAATAGGCATTTAGACGATATGGCTCGGGAGATACTAGTTCTCGATCTTTAAGGATATCAAACAATCCATTATGATTGAGATGATATACATTATTTCTGATGATCTTACTAGTTAAGAAAAGATCCATCCAGCTTTCCGCAATAATCGGCGCCGTTGGATCAATATTTTGAATGTGGTATTCTAAAGCTGGAATGGCGCAGAGTACACGACCTGCGCCACCATTAATAAAAAAAGCTTTCTTCATGACAATCCTTCATAATTTGTTATACACTATACACGTCGTATAATGTATATATCAATTCACACCAAGCTTAGTTTAATAAGCTCCTGGAGGAAGCTGTTGTAATCTTACAAGATCTTCTGGTGTTCTATCAGCAATTCGAATTACTGTAACACCTGGATTTTCAAAGTATGGATCAAATGTGTCAGCAGGAGACATTGGGAATCGGATCAAGTAATTAGGAACTGCTGCCATTTCTAGAGGCAGATCACGTAATTTTTGGCGATAATCCAACCAAGCTTGCTTTAATGCTTCTGGCATGTCAGGAGAAATTTTACCATCTGATTGCTCAAGTAAAGTATTTCTTCTTCTTCTGATAAACTCATCTGAACGATCACGCATCATTGTTCTGAATTTTAATGGTTGAGTATAATCACGCATTACTTCCATTTCATCGAACACTTCGCGAATGTCTGATGGATCTTTAATGGTTGTATTTGGATAACCTTCTGGACCGATATCGACTTCGTATACCTTTGGCTCGCTAAGTCCACCATAAATTAACGAAACTTTAACAAAATCTTCGTCAGTTACTGGAGTAAATACTTCGCGATGTAAATCTAATGCTAATGGACGGTTGTGTTCTTCACCAGGAGCAAATGATTCAAAAATAGAACCATCTTCACGAAGATGAAGAATCAATTCATTAGGTCCATAATACGTCTGTGTTCCAGTTTTATTTTGTGTTCTTTGATCAGAAAACAAATGATCTGGAAGATTGTATGATAATGTTTTTGACATTTTTTTTTCCTATTAATCCTAATATTAACTATAAGTTACTTTTACTAAACCACCGGCACCAAAACTACCCCAACATGCATCACTTGAATCAGTTGCATGACCTGCGCCACCACCACCAGGGAATGCAGCGTGAGCTGAACAACATGCTAAGTTACCTACGCAACGATGTTTACCACTAATTCCGTGTGAAGCAGTAAATGGACCTGAAGGTGCACCTGCAACTGAGAAAGCGTGAGCACAACAATTATATTGCCTAGTAAATGATCCAGTAGTACCTCTAAATTCTACATCTCCACCATATGTTGGAGTATTACATGCATGCTGCACCCAACCTGCATTATAATTACCTCTATCACACTGAGTATTACCAATATGGCAATTATAACAGTTTGAAGTCATATCCCAACTTGTTGAACCACCCATACCACCGATAGCACAGAAGTTTGATAAACCAGAACCAGTTACAAACGATGTGCAACCATGACGACAGTTCATATTACATGAGCAACAACATGAACAATCAGAAGTACCTGCTGCACAAATTGTGTATTGACATCCAGCAATAAATTGCCCGGCGCTCTTACGCAATGTTTTCATTGTATAGTTACCGCCTTGACCACCAACACCATGGTCATAGTCTCCGCCTGATGAACCACCAGGACCACCACCACTTAGAATTTCAAATGTGATAGCAGTTGTTCCAGCTGGAACTGTCCAGAGGCAACATGAGCCACCATTTACAGGTGACCAATGATTGCCATTATAGACATAGAACTCATTTTTTTGTACGTTTTTGTATGAGCGTGAACCGTCACCAAATAATATCGAGTCGTCATCTAATTGAATTGCCATATATTTTCTACCTTAATGTCTGCTGTTCTATTTATTAACTGTAAGATACTTTAACTAGACCACCAGCACCAAATCCACCCCAACAAGCATCTGATGAACCTGTACCGTGTCCATAACCGCCACCGCCTGGGAAAGCTGAATGGCCTGAACAACATGCTTGATCACCAACACACCAGTGTTTACCACCGATACCGTGAGCTGCTGAAAATGGACCAGATGGAGAACCAGGAATAGTAGCGAAGTCAGCACAACAGTTATACTGTTTGAACATAGAACCAGCTGTTCCTCTAAATTCGATATCGCCGCCATATGTAGGTGTATCACATGCGCATGCACCCCATTGACCATTATAAATGCCTTGATTACATTGTACGTTACCGATGTGACAGTTATAGCAGTTGTCCATAATATCCCAACCAGTATAACCACCGGTGCCACCCATTGCACAGAAGTTCGATAATCCAGAACCTGTTACATATGATGTGCAACCGTGTCTAGTAGTACAGTTACATACGCAGCAACAAGAACATTGTGAAGTACCTGCTGCACAAATTGTGTATTGACATCCCGGTACAAAATCGCCAGCCGCTTTTCTTAAAGTCTTTGCTGTATAATGTCCACCTTGACCACCGATACCATAATCGTAGTCACCACCAGATGAACCACCAGGACCACCGCCTGATACTAATTCAAACTTAATTGAAGTTGTTCCATCTGGAACTGTCCATAAACAACAAGCACCGCCATTTGTAGCTGACCAGTGATCACTATTATAAACAAAAAAAGAATTTCTTTCAACCGCTTTATATTGACGTGTGCCATCTGGGAATAATATCGAGTCGTCATCTAATTGAATTGCCATATATTTTTCCTATTAACTATAAGTTACTCTAACTAGTCCACCGGCACCAAATCCACCCCAACATGCATCAGTCGCAGCAGTGATATGTGCACCACCGCCACCACCAGGCCATGCAGCTTCATGTGAACAACATGCCCAGTTGCCTGTGCATGCATGTTTACCGCTGAATCCATGCCATGCAGCAAATGGACCTGTTGGAGAACCAGCTGTACCATGAATATCAGCACAACAATCTGGTTGAGTTCTTCTCATTGATCCAGACGTGCCTCTAAATTCAATATCGCCGCCATAAGTTGGTGTATTACATACGTGATTAACCCAACCAGCATTATAGTTACCAACGCTACATTGTACGTTACCAATAAAGCAGTTATAACAACCACTCATGACGTCCCAACTTGTTGAGCCACCCATACCGCCAATAGCACAGAAGTTTGATAATCCTGGGCCAGTTACAAATGATGTGCAACCATGTCTACAGTTCATATTACATGAGCAACAGCAAGAACAATCGGAAGTACCAGCTGCACAGATAGTGTATTGACTACCATCTGTGAATCCAGCTACAGCGCGTGTTATTGTCTTAACAGTATAGTTACCGCCTTGACCGCCAGTGCCAACATCATAGTCGCCACCAGATGAACCACCAGGACCACCGCCTGACAATAGTTCGAACTTAATCGATGTAGTTCCATTAGGAACTGTCCATAAACAGCAACGTCCGCCGTTCGATGGATCCCAATGATTGCCATTATAGACATAAAATTCTTTCTCTTCAACGTTGGTATATTGACGTGTACCATCAAGGTGTTCAATATACTGACTTGTCATTTTAATTGCCATATGGTATTTTCCCTAAATCTCTATGATAATTATTTATTAAGTTGTGCTTTTAACGCGTTAACTTCTTCTTGTAATTCTTTGATACCTTGAATTAATAGAGGTACTAATTTTTCATAGTTAACAGCTAAATAACCGTTATCACGTTCTACAACAACTTCTGGCAATACTGCTTGAACTTCTTGAGCTATAACACCGACGTCGTGTGCTTCTTTCTTATCAGCTTCTGGTTTCCAATCAAATGTATAACCACCGATCTGAGAAATCTTAGCAAGAGCACCTTCAATTGGTACAATATTATCTTTCAAATTACGGTCAGAAGAATACCAGGATGTGATGTCGTTGTAGAAGAACGATGCTGCTGTTACATGCAATGCACCTGAGATACCAACGCCGCCAGTAACTTTCAATGCACCGGTTGTAGCACTAGTTGATGCAGTTGAAGATGTGATTGCAACGTCATTGCTGAATGAAGCAGTTGTGAATACACCAGGGCCATTGAAACCAGTTGAGTAAATTGGACCGCAATCTAAAGTACCAGGAGTTGTGCTAGAGAAAGTGACCGTAGTAGATGGTTTCTCTGCTTGTTGTAAAGCAGTATTGCCTGCAG